CGGATTTTTTCCGCCGGTAATCCCAGAGAGCGACGCGATACTGCCTCAGGTAATGCGTCCACCACCTGATTGCAGACTGCCCACCAGGATAATTCAGCCAGCGATAATTCCCGCTCCTGCGTGCCATTCATTACATGGCGTATGACGTCAATCATCCAGGCTGTCAGATTTTGTTGAGTAAGTTGCTCAAGTGATTCGGAGGTCTGGTCGCGCAGCTGGTTGTCGCAGTGCCAGCACAACACCATTGCGCCAGCACCGTAACTGTGAATAACGGTTTCGCTGTGATGATAATCGCCGTGTGGCCACTGGCAGGATTTCACGTGACGTAATAACCAGTCAGACAGTGCACCAGCGCCGCCAGCTGCACGAATCACCCGCTCATCGCTGAAAAATGGCAGCAGTGATTTATCTTCCGCCAGCGGCTGGCGAACAGCAGGAACCGCTCCAGATGGCAGCGCCCGCATGTTTTTCGGTTCCGGCTCCACCAGCACCCTGCCGCGATGAAAAACTGGCAATGATTCACGACCGGGCTTAAGGACCACCAGCCCGAGTTCCGGAACCAGAACAGGTCGAAGTAATACCCGCACATTACCTCCAGACGCGCTGACGGTAGCAGGCATGTGTCCGTGGCAGATGTGCACGAACAGGAAGATATACAGAAACGGTCCAGGTCAGACGATCAGCGTTCAGACTCCGCTCCACACGGACACCGCGACGCAGATACGCCTCTTGAAGCATATCTGCCTCATCGATCGTACAGAACAGATAGTGAAACCAGCCATACTGAGGCGCACGAAAACGCCTCCCCTGCTTAATTTCCGGGTCGGCTTCAGAATTGTGGGATTTTATGTGTTGTGTCATCGGATTCTCCGGTGACAGCAGGTGTCAGTTGTTCAGGCTGACTGCGCGAATTGTAAGGCAATACGCCGGAATGTACAAACAGAAAACCCGTCAGTAAGACGGGCTTAACAAGCAGGGGCGGTTACTTTAATAATTTCAGTGCCTTTACATCAACTTCAACACTGCTCAGGTCTTTATCAATTTCACCCTCAATTCTTACTTTGTCTTTCGGAGAAACATTCTGCCCGGCCCATACGCTGTCATCAATATCCGTGACAATTGTCCCGCTATTGTCACGAAACTCATAACGTTCATCACCCACTTTTTTAACGATGCTCCCTTCAAGGATAACCCATGCATCATCCTTCAGTTCTTTTGCCTGCGCTACTGTTGAACGCTCTGCTTCTGGCCCCTGGAAACCACCCTGCTGTGCAAAAGCGCCAAAAGACACACCGGAAATAAGTGCTGCAATCAATACCTTTTTCATTCATAGTCCTCTTTCAGAGATGAACATTCAAACAGCATTTTCAGTATGGTAAAGCGCGGGTGCGTTGAGGATGCCTGACACATCAGAGGTGGCGGGAGATTACTCCCCCGCCTGGTCTCTTACTTCTCAGATTCGTAGTCTACGAAGACAGCGACCTCCGTCTGACCGGTTCGGATTCGCACCTCGCAGAGGTCTTTCCTCGTTACCAGTGCCGTCACTATGACGGTTAAACAGATGACGATCAGGGCGATTAACATCGCCTTTTGCTGCTTCATAGCCTGCTTCTCCTTGCCTTTCGGCACGTAAGAGGCTAACCTACATGTGTTCAGCATGGATTGAGCCTCAGATTAATGTTAAGCGTCTTGCAGGACGCGTAATGTTAACTGGGGCTTTTCTCTATCTGCCGTTGGTGTTCATGCCCGAGGCAGATAGCCTCAAGCACCCGCTGCAATTCTACTTAACTATCCTTTTCCCGCAAACCGTTTTTATCCCCAGCGGCAAATCGAATACACCACCAGCGCCACCGCCATCGCAATTCCTACCGTTGTGAATGCTTCAGGCCAGGTCATTGATTCACCTCCTGCGGCGGTTCTGGTAGCGACATCCAGTGGGTTGCTTGCCTAAGATCATTACCCGGACTAACTGCTATACCTCCGCGCCGGAACGTGCCTCCGAGATAGCGTGCGGAATATATTAATGGCCCAGCCTCGCTATCGATATTCATCGAAATAAGCACGTTCTGGCTCTTTTCAGGCATTCGCTCAGTACAGCTTATCCAGCCATCCAGAGTTATCGGAGATCTGGTTGACGTTTCCGAGATTTCCCGAAAATTGTTGGTTGACGAATTCTTATTTTCCCGAAAGTTTCCGGCCTGAAGCATGGCGACGCGGCAGGCGTTCCAGCCATCAGCATATGTTTTAGTTACACCGTCGAGATGGCAGGTAAGCAAATCCATTTCATCAGGCACTACCATTGCTATCGGCTCTGCTTCCAGTGATGCCAGCGCGATACGAAACACATTAGCCAGCAGGCTGTCTGAAGACTTGTTATCGTGCGCCGAGTCGCTCAGGAAGCCTGTGATGTATGATTTAATCTCCGCGCGTTCTCTGGTAATAGTGCTCATATCAGTTTTCCTTATACGGATTAATTTTATTGTGCAGTGCGCTGAATGATTCCCATGTCACATCGGTATATAGCTCAATAACTGGTTCAAATGTCCTTCCAATTATCCAGACCAGTAATAGCGGGGATATCGGTATCATCAACACTATAAACAGAATGAAAAACAGAAACTCTGTTGTTCTGCTCTTTCGTGGGTAATTTTTTTCTAAATAATGTTTCATTTCTTACCGCCCTTTCGGGCGGCCTCCTGATGTTCTGAGGGTGCAGGAATCCCTCCGGTTAAGGATTTAATAAAAATCGTTTCTGATTTAAATCTTCAGTATTTAGTTGTTAGTTGGTTTATCGCCTTTATGCTTCAGCCTTATTTCGCAACCAGACACAAACCGGGCCATCTTCCGTATCATGAATGGAACCAATAAACCAGCCATCGCCCTCTGGTCGTTCCGGTTCCCATGCAGAAATATCAGCATCACACGCATCAAGGTCAGCACATCCTTCATCTCTGAAGCAGAGGACGTATTGAAGATTATTTTCCTCCATCCAGGCGTTAAACTCTTCCGTTGAAATATATTCCCGACCATCACAGAATTTTTCATATTCAGGATGTGTCCAGTAGCCATATCCGTCACGAACTACCGGCATTTCTTTAATTTCACTCACTGTTAACCTCCTGCAACGCTACACGATACGCCTTCTTTATCCACGCCTTACTGCCATATAATTTCGTCTTCATAATAAACACACCTGCACGACTCGCCGATATCCCCGGACAGGTTAACAGCACAGCATCCACCACACGGTTATGCTTCCGAAACTCCATTACAGTACTGCTGATAACCACCTGCCCCACCGGGCCGTAATCCTGATACAGGATTTTCACGCAGACACCCTCCTGTCGAAATAAACGTAGTTATTCACTATGCGCAGCGGCATGCCTAATTTTCTGGCAATTTCCCTTCTTTGCATGCCTCTCTGATGCAGTTGCCGCGCCAGCTCAATATCACGCTGAGAATATTTTGCCGACGGGTGAAAATCACCACGTAACATCATGCTGATGCCCAGCTCCCGTGCCTTCGTTCTCACTGCCGCTTCAGTTCGTCCGATAAGTGCGCCAACGCTTTTTACCTTCATCGTTCCCGCACACTGCCGGAGTATCATGATTTCCGCCCGGCACCACGTCTTCCACCCACTCACCGCTGCTGTTCTCTGGTGGCGGTAATATCCCGGAGAATATCCCGGCACTTGTTCAGCTCCCGCAGCGCGGCGCAGACTCGCTCCCACTTCTGAACCTGACCTTTTGCCCGGCGCAGCTCGCGGTTAGCCACATGCAGCGATGGTAAAATCAGACCATCCGGATGCTTTCTGGTGAACGACGGCTGTGACTGCACTGTGACCGCCACACTTTCCGTTTTTATTTCTTCCTGTGTTTCCGCTTCCCGGACTGGTAACGCAACACATGCTGGCTGAGGAAAGGCTTTACCATCGGTTTCCGCTACGGATGCAGCTTCCGGCTCTGCCGGTAAATCAGCGCCCGGTATGCAGTAACGAAATTTACCGTTCTGATTTACGCGTGCCAGGCGCCCCGTTGCTGTTACGACCGCCAACGTGGAAGCAACCTTGCGAATGCTAACACCGAACTTATCCGCCAGTTCCTCACACGTTTTAGCCCCATCCTGACAGATAAACTCAATCATCATGTCCGCGGTAACTTTTTGTTCGACCTCCCCGGTCAGCACATCCGGTACTTCAGACTGTGCTGGCTGTTCTTCGGTTACCCCGGATTCACCTTCACCAGCCAGAAACCAGGTGTGACCAGTTTTATCAACAACGCCATTTTTTTTGAGTTCCCACAGTTCGTTGAGAACTTCTTCACGGCTGATATCAAGCCGCGCCGCCAGTTCAACAGAATTGGCTTTACCCATCGTTTTCAGTGCATGCAATACGGTTTCCATTAAAACTTCCTCCGGATAAAAATTACTTCTCAGTTCCTGTGCTGGCTGACGTTCGGACGCCAGCTCTCCCAGTTAAACGTCACCCAGCGACCACCGTTCATGGACATGCGGTCCATCACCCGCTCGCCGAGAAGTGTATTCATCGCTGCATGGTTAAGATTTGTCAGCATCCCCACACTGAGTAACGATGCCGTTCTGCGGTCAACAATCTGATTCAGCGTGACCTGCTCATTACGCGTATCCCGTTGCATGCCAATTTCATCCAGTACCAGCAGGTCAACGCCACACAATCCCTGCAAAAATTTTTCGCCCGAGTTTTTGTTGTCGTAGCTGCCATGTAACGCCAGCATCACATCCGCCACTGTTATCACAATCACACTGCGACCTTTCGCCAGAAGGTGGTTGCCAATAGCCGCCGCCAGGTGGTTTTTTCCTGTGCCAGGCCTGCCACTGAAAACAAAATTCGTACAGCCGCCTTCCAGCTCTGCCGCAATGGATTTCGCCTGACTCAGGGCATGGCGCTGACCATCGTTCTGCACCCGGTAGTTACCGAACGTACACTTCCGGTGAAGCGGCTGGATACCGGAGCGGTTAATGATTTTTTCAACCCGCGTCTGATGATTCAGACGATTAACCTCCTCGCTTCGCTTACGCCCTTCAGCAAGCTGCCATTCCCGCCACTCCGTCACCGTACGGTACGGAGGGATTGCATCCTGCGGCACAAATCTGCTGACTCTTGCCAGAACACCACCTGACGTAATGTTTTTCATGATGCGCTACCCCCTGAAACCCGGCGGAATTTCGGTATCCGGTTCAGAAATATGATTCACGCAACGCTGCGCGGGACCACGCCACAGTCGAATAACCAGTTCATCCCATTTCTCACGGAGTTTTTCCGGGCTCTTGATGTTTTTTATCCAGAACGGATCCCGTTGTGCCCGGCTGAACATTTCGCAAATTTGTCTGTGACTTCTTCCATCCAGCATCCGCATTGTGCGCACGTCATTGGCCCACGCCGTCCAGTTGGGCTCTTTCGGTCGCGTGATCTCACCATCGTCACTGGCAGCCTGTTCGTACAGGTTTACAACCCGCCCCCAGATCCACTGCGCACATGTCAAATCCTCCCGGGTTCCCCACTGGCGTTTTTTCACGCTGAACACAACTGCATCAGGATGGCGGGTTAAAAACGCCTGTTCAGCCGTCAACTCGTCCGGTTGCGAAGCGTCCGGACAAGAGAGTTTTTTATTCTCTGTTGTATTCTCTGTTGTATTCTCTGTAGGATCATCGGGCCATTTTGACCTGATGACATTGGGCCGTTTTGAACCAATGGAACGTTTCATTTTGACCTCTTCCATCGTGTCATTTTGACCTGATGGAGTGGCGCATTTTGACCCGATGGATTCGTTCACTTTGCCATCATCTAAAAGCGCGCTATCGTAGTTAATTGTGTAAAAATTAGTCATATCACGCTTCGATTTATTGAGCTTTTCGCTACGCAAAAGCCCCAGCGCTTTCAGACTTGCAAACGCACGCTTTAACGTTGACTCTGACCAGAACGGAAACTGTTCCAGCCATTGTTCCGTTGTGTTGTAAATCCAGCGAACGCCATCACATTCCATGCCGGAACTGGTATCCCTCAACCAGTAATGCAGTTGCTGCAACACAATGGCTTCGTTTAAACCAATCTTCATCGCCAGCTGTGTGTTTATAACCAGCGGGCGTTCAGCAAAAAGAAGGCTCATAATTCCATCCGGCTTTTTGTTGGTACTGGTGACGATAGGCACGCTTGAAAGCGATTGCTTTTTCTATAAGCTCGTCTGTCTCACGTTCCACAACAGCTGGATCTGCAAAAAGCAGCCCGGACTCCACCACATCGCCATATTCTTTGTTTAACCCGGCAATCATGTACGTAATGCTTTTTCCGTCAGTAATTTCGCGGTACAACCTGAAATCACTAATCCGGATAGCCTCCATAATTGCCGGAATCAGCGCCGTGAATTTTTCACGCTTATCCCTGGTGTCGATAGCCTTCCAGCGTTCGAATATCTTCACCCGGTTAACGCCCAGTGCCCGTTGATCAACCTCGCCATCATTAAACGTGATGCGTTGAACATCGATGTTCGGGCGTTCTTTCAGAGCCCAGAATGCTTCCGTGATTAATATCGTCGCCTGTTCCTGTGTCATTCCTGGTCGGCACACCCAGGCATCCAGAGCCTCACAAACCTGTTCAGGGGTGATTTTCATTGTTCAACCGCCCCGCCCGCTTTGCCTTACGATATTCGTCATAAACTTTGGGGTCGTACTGAAGTTCCCCGCCGGATGCCTCTTGCAGGCGCATCGCGCGACCTTCAGGTACTAGCTCCCCTTTCCAGCTATAAAGCGAAGCCAAACGAATACCAGCAGCTTGTGCAAGTTTTGTTTTTGAACCGAAATACAAAAGTGCGTCAGTTTTAAGCATTTAAAGCACCTTGATTGTTAGCCATGACTAACAAAATAGATGTTAACAAAAACATAGTCAATAAGATTTAGCATTAGCTAACTATGGATACAAAAAATTTAACCATTGGCGAACGCATTAGATATCGCCGAAAAAACCTCAAATACACCCAAAGGTCTCTTGCTAAAGTCCTGAAAATTTCTCACGTATCGGTTTCACAATGGGAGCGGGATGATAGCGAACCTACAGGAAAGAATCTTTTTGCCCTCAGCAAAGTACTGCAGTGCTCGCCAACATGGATTCTATTTGGCGATGAAGACAAGCAGCCATCACCACCTATTGAGGAGCCAGTTGCTCTATCCCCCAAAGAACATGAGCTCCTTGAGCTTTTTAATGCATTGCCTGAATCAGAACAGGATGCTCAGCTCACCGAGATGCGCGCCCGAGTAAAAAATTTCAACAAACTCTTTGAAGAGTTATTAAAAGCCCGTCAACGAACAAACAAAAGATAACGCAATCAATGCGTTATCTTTTTGGTTGCCCAAAATGTTAGTCATGGCAAACAAAAATACTTGACCAAATTGTTAGTCATGGCTAATCTTGCTTGCATCAAGACACCGCACGGTGTTCTCAGCAAACAGTTCCGCTACCCCGGCGTTAAGGGGAAATGAGGTCAACATGGATACGCTCAATCTTGGCAACAACGAATCTCTGGTATGCGGAGTATTCTCCAACCTGGACGGCACGTTTACCGCGATGACGTATACCAGAAGCAAAACGTTTAAAACTGAAGCTGGCG